TGGTTTATCATTTCAAGGTTATCTATCACAACTGTTAGATAAGATATGTGATCAGTTTGATTATGTATGGTATATCACACTTAATGAACTTTATATCCACCCGAAGTATTACACAAGGTTTGACACTAAGTTTACAGTTAATGCCAATCTGATTAAATCAGCAAGGCCAGCGCAAGATAAGACAAATGATAAACCTGACATAGAAAAACCAACATCTATTGTATTGGAAACATTCTTAGATAATAGGTTTAAGGTGGGTAGCGCCATATCTCTGGAAGGGGACTATCGTGGTGATTATAAGGTAATGGAAGTGTCTCACAAGTTATCCTATGAAGGGAATGAATGGGATACAGTAGTTAAGATGGAGGCAATATGAATGTGAGACAATTCTTTCGTTCTTACTTGAATGAAATGCAATCTCAGATATTTACAACATTGCCTGCTGTTGTGATTGATAATTCTAAATTTGAATCTGAGCAAACCGTAGACGTACAACCACTAATCAACCCAAAGATGAGCAATGGACAAGTATTGGAATGTCCACCTGTCTACGGCGTTCCTGTTGTTCTGCCCTCTGCTGGACAAGGCTTATTATCATTCCCAATACAAGTTGGGGATACAGTAATGTGTCAGTTCAGTATGAGGAATATTGAAGATTGGTTGGATGGCGATGGAAGCCCTGTAGATGAGCCTACAAGTCGTTATCACGACCTTTCAGATGCTATCGCTGTGGTAGGGTTATACACTAAGACATCTCACCTCTCACCTAATCCTATGGACGTTGAGCTTAGGTTTAAAGACAATAATATAATCTTAAGAGATGACGGTACGATAGACATAACCACTAAATCAACAATTACAGTGAACAACGATTCGGAAGAATTAATTGCACTGTTAAGTGAGTTGATACAAGAGATAAGTGTGATAACCACCAACACTGTATACGGTATATCACCAGTAAACAACAAACCAGCGTTTGAAGCTTTAAAGGCTCGATTAGACACATTCAAGAAATAAGGGGCTATTATGGCACTTAATGCAAGCACACTAAAAGGTTTAATCAAATCAAAAGTTGATGCTATCAATGATGATAATGGTGGTATTTCAAATGATGCAGTATTGCAGGCTTTAGCAGACGCTATTGTAGAACACATTAAGCCTGACGCTGCCGTTGTTATTGCTGGTGGCAGTTCTGCTGGTTCTTACAAGGTAACGTAATGGCAGACTTACAATTAAACTCAACAGGCGATATTGATTGGGAAAACATATCTTTAACAGAAGGTAATTCTGAATCAGTAGCACAGAAACTACGCATAACTCTCCGTAGGTATTTAGGTGAGTGGTTCTTAAACATAAACAAAGGTGTACCCTATTTTCAGTCAATATTAATCAAAGGTGTTACAAAGGAATTTGTAGATACGTTGTTTATTGATGAGATTGTGAATACGCAAGGTGTGCTAAGAGTTGTTGAATATGTTTCAGATATAACACCGGAAGGTGTTTATGTTGCTGCCTTTACAGCAGAGACAACCGAAGGTGAGTTATTCAACTTTAATGTTAATCCGATTGAATTGGGATAAGAGATGGCGATAACGTCAACAGGTTTGGAAACAAAAAGGTTTCCAGAGATAATTGAAGAATTAAGGCAAGAGTTATTAACCAAAAGCGGTAATCCAAACCTAGACTTATCTGATACAAGTTTACTAGGGATTATCAATGCAGTGTATGCTAACGCTGTTGCTGAGCAGCAAGAACTGATACAAGCTTTGTGGGGTAATTTAGAGATAGATTCTGCACAAGGTATAGCGTTAGATAGGTTGGTTGGTTACATAGGACTTACACGTTTAACTGGTGCTAAATCTACTGGGCAATTGTTATTTGTAGCACCTAACACTACAGTGATAGCTGCGGGTACTCAAGTAAGGGATACCTCAAATCGTATCGTACAGACTGATAGTATTTTGACTATAAACACCAGTGGTTGTAATAGGGCCACGTATACTCCTTCTGTACTAAACGGTACATTATACAGTATCACCATCAACGGTTCCACTTTTAATTACACCTCTGATTCTGATGCAACAGCTACAGAGATTGTCAATGGTCTGGTGTCAAGTATCGGTGTTCAGACAGGTTATACAGCATCCAACGTAAATGATACGTTGTTCATAAATAGTACGACAAATGGAAATAACCTGACAATATCATCCGGTTTGAATCAGACTTTATCTTCTGCTGGCAAGGTTGTTAATTCTACAGCAATTGATGATGGTGATCAAGTCTTTGATGTCGGTACACTGACTAGGTTGGTAATACCTCGATTAAATGTCACTGTAACTAATTTAACACCTTGGCTAATTGGTAGGTTCCCAGAGACTGATGCACAATTGAGACTCAGGCACCAAAACTCTGTAGCTATCACGGGTAAAGCCACTGTAGATGCTATCCAAGCAAAGTTAAATCAGATTGAAGGTGTTACCAAAGCTTTTGTTGATGAAAACCCAACAGATGTAACAAGTCCGGCTGGTTTGCCTCCACACTCGATAGAGTGTACAGTGAAAGGTGGTACTGATGCTGCTGTTGCTCAAGCAATTTGGGAAAACAAAGGTGGTGGTATTCAAACATATGGTAACATCACAGAGACTGCTTTGGATATAAATGGTACACCACAGGAAATAAAATTTAGTAGACCTACTCAAGTTTATATACACCTACGTATAACCTATACACCATGTTTTGAAGATGCCCTACCTGTTGATACAGAAGCAGCCATAAAACAAGCAGCATTCGACTATGGCGATAGTCTTGAGATAGGCAGTGATGTAATTCCATCGCGCTTCCTTGGTGGTATCTATTCTGCTGTAAGTGGTATAGGTGTTATGACTGTAGAAGCTGCACGTACAACACTCCCTACAGATATACCTACATCATATAGCACAGATAAGATAGTAATTGAACCCAAGGAAGAAAGTAACTTCGACATTGCTCGGATACAAGTGATCGAGGTGTAATATGCAACAAACAGATGTTGTTGAAAATGGTCTTGATAAACTGTTACATCAGTTTAGAGATAAACAAAATACATTAGATTTAGTCAGTACGTACTTAGAGCAAGTGCAAGATACAGAGGATTTAGTGTTCACTGTACTCGGCAGTAGAGATTTAGATGTTGCGCTAGGTAGAGCTTTAGACCAGATAGGAGCCTATGTTGGTGAAAGTAGGCAGGGTAGGTCTGATAGTGTATACAGAGATGCTATACGTTTACGGATAATTATAAACAATTCCGCTGGTACTCCTAACGATATTATACAAGCTGGTAAGTTGATTATTAGTAATAATATAATTTACTCTGAAGTATACCCTGCTAAAGTGAGAGTTGAAGTACCCGATGTTGCCCCTAGCCTAACAGCATCTTCTAGGTTGAAACGGGCCGTGATGGCTGGTGTAGACTTAGAAGTGACGTATCCAACAGAGACTGCTGGAATAACTTATGGTGCTTGTGCAAGCAACATCAATGTAACATTAGAAGCAAACCCCGACGGGTTTTACGCATAGGAATAATTGATGGATGGTACAATTTTAACGGATGTGGGGATTGCTAAGCTATTAGTAGCATCCCCGTTAGCTCCGATAGTAATAACACAGATAGCTGTGGGGGATGGCTCAGGCGGTTATCCACCCCTCACCTCTAGCATGACAGCCCTAACTAATGAAGTGTGGCGTGGTGACGCTACAGCCCCTGTAAAAGAGGGTGCAGGTTTAGATGTATTGAAGTTTGAAGGTATTGTACCTCGATCTGTTGGTGGTTTCACAGTACGTGAGATTGCCATATTTGACGAAGATGGTGATATGATTGCCATTGGTCAAACATCAGAGTTGTTGAAACCAGTACCTGACAGTACAAATGGTTTAACATTGACAGTCAGACTGCGTATTCAATTAAGTAATACATCAGAAACAAATTTATTCATTACTGAAAGCATCAGCTACGACCATAGAAATCTAACATTCCGTGATGAACCCAATGCCCACCCAGCCGATACGATAGACTTAGGCCAAGGTAGAACAGTTCAGGAAATGAACGACACTTCCCTTGTTGTCAGTACGGTGCAAGTTTTACAAGTTGGGGAAGATAACTACATTACGTTAGAAGATACTTTTACTCTACCAAACACGACCGGTTTAGTGGTTGGCAGTAAAGTTTATATCAGCAAGAGAGGTAGTATAAACCCCACTATCGAGGTGGATGGTACTAATTTTGAGCAAGTGTTGATTGGAAACAATAGTAATACATACACGGCTTATGATGGTTTTTTGTATAATATGAATGTAGGCATCATATTGAGATTTGATGGCTCTGATTGGGAGTTAATGTGATATGGCTATCGCAGATTTAAAAAAAGCACTTATTGGTCTTAGTGGGGGTGGCTTCAAACTTGCTCCAGCACTGAATTACCCCAGCACAATTACATCGACAACAAATACATTTCAAACAGTGACAATAAACCCTGTTGGAGTTTTAACAACAGCTCTTTCTCTAACTGGTAGGTTTGCTATCTCATTTCTAGTATTTAGAAGCTTAACAGCGGAGCCAATAACTGTAAAACTTACTATTGATGGTGAGGTTATATGGGATAGTACGTTTGTTACACAAGCCACGCTACCTTTGTTGGTTGGTGGCACAAGCAATGTAGAACCAAGTCCGATTATAATTTGCGAAAGTAGTTTTTTACTTGAAATACAGACTACTACGGACAACTCTGTTACATTTGACTACGCAGCGAGGCCAATACAATGAACACTCTATTTGATAATGGCACACATAAGATAGAAACGGCAGGAGTTGAGTCAATCGCACCTCCGACAACGAAAATTACTAAGCTTGCGTTTTTAAACCGTTTTACTGACGAAGAAGCTATCGCCATAGATCTGTCAAGTATCGGCGATACAGTGCAGGCGGCATCTGTACGTAGATATATGAGCAAGGTCAACGCAGCAACGTTTATTGACCTCAATCTGCCGGAGACAATTAGTGGTGTTTATGCACTGGTGCCGAGTTTAATAAGTGAATCGCGTGCAGTTGAAATCCTGACCGCGCCGGTTCAACCTAGCGAAATAGCTTGAGGTAATCATGTTTAATATTAAAGTTACAGAATACAAAAGCCATGATTTGGTATTCATGCTCGATGAAGATGACGGTTTTTGGTTTATCATTCGCCACACTACGTCAGCCAATCACGTAGATTCAGTGGCGTTTGGTGAGGGGAGCTCAGAGATAAACAACCGGTATGGGGGCGACATTGAGAGATTTATTGATTTTGTACTGGAGGAATCTAGTAAAAAAGTAGTGGCCTTCTTTGGGGAAGAGGGAGATTTACCACCAGAGGAAATAACAAACTGGAGAGATTATTTACAGCAAGTGTTTCAACATGGTGTGGAGTTTAAAACCTCTCCTTCGCGTATACAAAGAAAAGGGTAACACCCCCTATGAAGCAATTTATCAAGCCCGTACAAAATACAGTGCCTGTGATATTTGCTAAATCCCGATTACCTGCTGGTTATCTAATTAGAGCAGCTACTTGGTCAAGGTGGTCACATTGCGGCCTTGTAGCTGGCAACTATGTATACGAGGCAAGATTCTGGTATGGGGTTGTTAAGACCCCTATAGAAGAATTTAAGAAGCGTTACAGTGATTGGGAAATAGTGGAAGTACCTTGTTATAATATTGATCAAGCCTACACGTTTGTAAAAGAACAAGTAGGGAAACCTTATGATAATCTAGGTGCTATTGGGATTGGGTTGCGTACACCTTGGAACTCCCCACACGCTTGGTCTTGTAGTGAATTACTGGCTGGTGCTGGCGTAGGTAGGTTCCGTAAAAGACGTATCAAACGCATATCACCAGAACATCTGTGGATGGTTAGTCAGGAATAATTATGAAATGGTTGGTGAAGTACACTGATAAAGTCCAAGGAGCATATAAAATTAAAATGCTCCCTTTTATCAGAATGAACAGTAAATACAAAAATGACATTGGTTTACATCAACATGAATATGAGCACATCAAACAATACTTCATGCTAGGCATTCCTGTAAGTGTTGTTGTGTTCTTATTATCAAATTGGTTATTTGCTTTAATCGCTCTGGCTGTATCTCACGATTTGATGTACACCTTGGTTAAGAAATATCGCCAGTGGTCGGAAGTATCTGCATTTAAGAAACAACTTAAACATGGTGGCAGTATTAATGTTGCTGCTGAAAGATTATCTTCTGATCATGATTTAGGTATTACTAAAGAGGAAGCTATTAAGCTTTTATCCAAATGAGCTATTTTCAACCTCAAGAATTCGCTTGTCAGTGTGGTAAATGTGGGATGGGCTTCAATCAAATGAAACCTTCTACACTATCTAAACTAAATCAAGCAAGACAAATAGCTGGTGTACCTTTTGTAATCACATCAGCTTATCGCTGTCAAGACCACAATCTTGCTGTAGGCGGTAAACCTAATTCGGCACATACCAGAGGTTATGCTGTAGATATTAAAGTGCAGAATTCTGTTGCTGCAATGTCCATATTGAAGGGTCTATTAGCCGCTGGATTTAATCGTGTTGGGTATAACAGTAGGTTAAAATTCTTTCACGTAGATGATGACCCTAGTTTACCAGCTAATGTATTTTTCGATTATTGAAAGGTGATATATGTGGAAGAAAATTAAACAATATTTAAAATCACGTACAGTTAACGTAGCTCTTGTTATTGCTATGTTAGGTGTATTAGAAACAAACTTTTTATTCTTACAACCCTACTTGGGTGATAAATATGGCTTAGTGTTTATACCTTATGCAATTCTGATGGTGTATCTCAGGTCAATAACAACAAATTCAATTTCAGATAAATAAGGGAAGGTTGTGGAGACTACGGGATTGTTAGCTGCCATAATTAAATATGGTTGGATGTTTATAAGCGGGGTAATGTTTGCTCTGTTTGGCTGGTTGTTTAAGAAGGCCAACGACACATACAGTAAATCAGAAGTAGAGAAGTTATTTGATTTAAAGATGGAACCATTGAAACAGTCTGTGGATAGATTGACACAGACAACCGAGCGTAGTGCGGAGATTATGGAAAAGTTGAATGACAATTTAAACAAGCTCCATACCGATGTCTCTGTAATAAAACACCAAGTAACTAAACTAGAAGGAAAGTAACATGCCGAGTAACTCAGGTAGTAAACCAGATAAGCCAGTAAAACCAGCTAATTCAAAAGATAAGAAACAGAAGAAATAAAGTATGGAAATACTAGAGGTGTTGAATCATCTTTGGTATTTCTTTTTGTTCCCTGTTGTAGCCATAATTGTCAAAGGGGACAAGGAAGTACCTCTCTTATTCTTTGCTTTTATGTTGTGGAACCATGTGTTATTTGATGCAATAGGTGTTCCTAGTGAGATTTGGTTTTTAGTGCAGGCTGTATTTAGTTTTGCTTTCTATATATCATGCAGATACATAACACATATATTGCTCAGGAGAGCAGCTAAGATAGTGTGTTTGTATGCTGTTATGATAAACCTGATAGAACAGTTCTCTACATACCAGACAATGTTTTACCCTTGGTGGGAAATAATAAATTGGATTGCATTAGACTTGCTAGCTGCTTGTCTAATATTGAATAGTAAAATTCTTACCCAAAGGGGTAATCAAAATGTTCAGCACAATTAAAACATATATCTACGGCGCTATCGCTGCCATAGGTTTGTTCTTATTAGGTATGTTGAAATACTTATCCTATAAGAATGATAAATTAGAAAAAGAATTAAAGACAGAGAAACATAACGCTGCTGTAAAAGATATGGTAGTTAAGAAAGAAAAAGATATTCAACAAGCTCTGTCAGATGTACAGAAAGAATCTCAGAAGGTTCACGATGCAAATACTAAAAACCGTATTAATAAAGTTCGCCCTAATGTTGGCGATAGTTTTAATGACCCAAGGTTGTAAAACTACTCCAGAGTATATCTACGTACAACCTGAGTGTTCTGTACCTGCCCGTAAAACTCTTTCAGAGGTCGATAGTGGCATTTTATACTCTGCACTAACCTTACCACATAGCCTACACCCTAAAGACCTCTCAGAACTCTCTCCAGAGCTTTTAAATGGGTATGACGGGGATACGATGTATTGGGTGTTACTAGATAATCAAACATTGCTGGTGGATATGCTGATAGAAAGAGAAGCTGTATTGGGAGAAATCTGTGGCAAATGATACATATACGTTAAACGCAGATGGCACTTGTTTTGTTGGGCGGTTTAATCGACCATCATGGGTACGCAGTCAAGCTTTAAATACTTGGGGTGTTGTGCCTTTTTCGGTGGATTGGGTTGATGTTGATCCAGCGAACGACCCGCTAGTAAACCCTAACTACCCATCAGCTGCCCCATGGCAAGCGCTTGTCGGTTTTTCCAGCAGGTTTACCGCATGGAACGGGCATACAGCTTATAATGGTGTAATTTATGACGGCCCTTCTGGCGGTCACGATGATTATGCTGGTAACGAATCATTTAAAGCTAATTTAAAAATTGACTCCCCTATAGTAACAAGATTAATAAACCCATCTGGCGCTATCGGCAATGAAATTAATCTAGACGACGGTTTAGAAAATACAGGCGTTTACGCTGATGGCAGGCCGCGCTCACCGCATAACTATAATGGCGTCGTATATCACCCACCGACAAATACAATAGTCTTAGCAATACAAGGCACAGGTTTATATAAATCCGGCGTAGGCGGCAC